TAACGAGACCGAGTAAAAAGGCGTCCATGATGCTTCGTTTGTCTTTGATGATAAAGTAATACAATCCAAAAATCAGGAAAATATAACACAAGACAGCTCCATAGAGGTTGAGCTGCACTTTAGACCCCTGAACATCGATACTTAGTTTGTTCAAAAGGGGGGTCATCATTGTAAGGTAGACAAAGTCAATCACAACCAACAAAACGGCAGTCAATACAATTTCTTTCAACATATTATACATATAATGAACAAAATAAAAATTTCAATTTAAATACAATTTATGAACAACTAACAACTAAAATGGAGAAAGAAACCACCACGAACGAAAAAATAGCCAAGGACACCGTGGAGAAAATCACCAATGATATTCTAATGGCTGATAAACTCTTTACTGCGCAAGTTTCCAGGCCCCCTCAAGGAGCAATAATTGTCGTTGACAATTTCTACAATAACCCGATGCAAACCAGAAACTTTATACTGAGTCAGGAATTCAGAGTGCGGGGTAATTTTCCGGGACAAAGAACAATTTCATACGCGAATGAAGATTTGAAAAATATCATCCAGAGGTATATATTGTCTTTTGGAGGAAGAATCACTGATTTTCCGATTCCAAACGCGGAAAACGCGGACAAGATTTACAACGGTTCCTATCAATATACGACTTCGAGAGACCGTTCATGGGTTCATACCGACGGATATAACAATTGGGCTGGGGTCTTGTATTTAACGCCAGACGCTCCTCTTTCCGCTGGAACCGTCTTTTATCAATTTGAGGACGGTACTATGGGAGAAGAAGACGCCGCAATAATGAATAATAAAACCTTGACCGACACCTATAGTCAAGATATGACCAAATGGCGATTAGTAGACCGGGTTGGAAACGTATTTAATCGGTTGATTCTATTTAATGCTAAACGTTTTCATATGTCAATGGATTATTTTGGAGACCGCCTAGAAAACGGTCGATTGTTCCAAGTATTCTTTTTCACAACCGAAAGATAAAAATCATTACTTGGAAACTCCATAGTTTGAGTGATAATAATCATCATACAGTCCGCATGATTCATCGTCGGAATCTAGGTCGCCAACACCAGTCATATCAACAAAATCATAATCTTTTTGAATATCGGAATCCACATGGACACCGTGATGCTGTATTGAAAAGGTGTGAACAATCGATTCATTCAAATAAAAAATACCATCTAAAATACTTTTATAGACTGGAGTAAAATCTATTGCGCGCTTCATGCTGTTCTTATTGAAGTAATCCAATAATTTTTCAGCACAACTCTTGCTAATAATGTATGCATAAGTTCCCTCACCTTGTTCACCATCGCTGCGCACACATTTCAAATTATCAAAATCAGCGTTTACGGTGCGGAGGGAATTTGCACCTAGATACAAGTATTCCATTTGTTTCTCATTGAACTCACTCATTGCATACTGTAATTTTTTATCGAAGTCATCAGAGAACTCAATGTCATCTTCCAATATAACATAATAATTCAACAAGGGCTCCATCGTCAATTCTTTCCACAACTTGAAATGACTCAACGCACAACCTAAAACACCTCTTCGGTAGTTGAAATCGTTTCCTTCAAACAATCGTTTTAATTCAACCGTTGGCAACAAGTGTTTTCCATCAACTGCCTTGATGAATTCGTAATTCGTGACTCCATGTTCACTGAATTTCGTGGTCATTTCCTCTTTGCGGTCAGGTCTTCTCTCCAAGTTCACAACTTTAATGTAGTTTGAATTGGAATCATTATTGTTGTCGTCGTCCGTTATTTCTAAAACAATATTTGTTGTTTCGGACTCTATTTGAAACATTTTCCACCATGTTTTTCCGCGGTTCTCCCATGAACACGTTTCCGCATACTCTCTTCCACGTAGTCTCATTTCTTGTTTCTTCTCCTCTGTCAATGACTCAATGGTGGAAATCTCTTCACCGCGGTTAATAGCAATACCGTAAGAATCCATCGTATTTACCAATCCTGCACAAGGGTAATAAATACAAATGACTTCTGATTTCAACATTTCAAGAGCAGTAATACAAGAGGTTTCGGGCCAACTTGTCGGATACAACCAATACTCAGCGGTAGACATCAACTCGTACAACTGTTCGGGTCCTAATTTACCCAAATGTTGCACGCTATTTTGGAATGTTTGAATAGTTTCCAACATGCGAATCTCCCCTTCATTCTTTGGGAAATCATTGTAGCTAGATATCTTCAACTGAGCATCTGGAAATTTTTCAAGAATACTTGGCCATAATTCCAAGAGTCTATCGAGTCCTCTCTCGGCACAAGAAGTATAAATAAACAAATTGCGAGTTTTTGTCAATGGATACTTGAACATTTCCACCTTGACTCCATTGTTGATGATGTGAATTTTGTCCTTTAGAATAGGATACAAGTTTGACATGTGTTCTTTGTGCCATTGAGTCAAACAGACCGCTCCAGTGATTCTAGATTCCCATTTTTTCAATATGGTCAAGTCGTTCATGTTTTGTGATCCATAAGCATTGAAGCAGGTGTCATGCGCCCAAATAAAAGTTTGGAAACTAGAATAGAATGGAAACATTTCAAAGAAACCAACATATCTGGATATAACTACCGTGTGAAATGAATTGTTTTTAAACAGTTCAGGCAATTTAAATTGATGCACATAATGCACATTGTCTACCACTTCATCTTCCACTTCTCCACCTACATATATCTCATAATCCTTTGGCAAGTATTTTGTCAAGTAAGCAACTGCCGTTTCAGACCCACCCAAGGCATTCGTCAAACTGTAGGTTTGATTCCATTTCACCCCTGCAAATCCACTGTAAAAAAACACTTTACGGCTCGCTTTACATTTGTCCAACTCATCAGAACTTAATGGTTGAACAAGCTTTAAGGTATATTTTGGTTCCACTCCGTAACTATGGTAGTCACACATGAAATCATACTCCAAAATACGATGTCCATTCGAGTCCAAAAATTGCAAGTAGTCATTGAACAGTGAAATAAAAGCATCCTTCTTTTCAGGTTTCAAATGGTCAATGAAAAACCTCAAATTGAACAACAAACATCTAACATAAAAATCTGCAATAAACCTGGTTTTTTTCGTGAAAACAATTTCATACATTTTCAAGCCGATATCGTGTTTCTTGAGTTTCTCACAGACAATTATCATATAGTAAGGCAAAAAGAAACTCAATACATTATTTTCCACAAACAATTTGTGACCATGAGCATTCGTTTCCTCATTCAAATAACGGTTCTCCAAATAATCCTGAATGAGTTGATAGTAAGCGAACGCGATTTCATTCAACCCTTCACAACAATAATGAGTGATTAAATGATTCAATCCTTCGCCTCGTTCACTGTCATAAGAAGTAGATTTTACACAATAATAAAATCCCGACTCTTTTTGCCCAAGTGCTTCATAACAGTTATACAAGCGTAAACAACAAATATACTTCTCTTGGCACCAGTTGTTATGGGTCAGTGTTTTCTTATACCATTCAATCGCTTTATCATTCATTCCATAATCTTTGTAACTATTGGCGCAGTAAAACGCATACCTTTCATGAATGTTGTCGCCTTTTTCTAAAGCTTCATAATAAGCCTTTTCTAAGACTTGTGCATCCTTTAAATACTTGTCTGGATTGTTGGTGTTTCTATCGCCGGAACGACCCGAGACTACAAAATAGTTTCCGCTGATTTTATAAGTCGTAGGAACATGTCCATCTGGAACAATCACCTCATGTAAAACCCCCACATATTTCCACAATTTGCGGTTGTTTACCATGAGTGTTCTCACATAAGCATCGTGGTCATGATGACTACCGAATTGAAAATTGTATGCGTCATGGTCCAATACTTCAGGTAATTGAAAGTCTAGACATATTTCGTCATCGGCGTCAAAAATAAAAACATAATCTGTTTTATCAAAAGCTTTCTTAAGCGCCTCGGTTCTGTTGTGCCCAAAATCCTTCCATTCATCACAAAACAACTCGCCGGGAATATTTTGCTTTTCAAAAAATTCAGTAATTAATTCTCGGGTATTATCGGTTGACCCCGTATCACAAATAACCCAATAATCCCATTTTATTTTAGTCAATAGTTTTGTCAATGTATTCACAATGATTCTAGACTCATTCTTGACAATCATGTTCAAACATATTGACTGTTTTTTTTCTATTATATTCATTCTAAAACTTACAAATACTTTTTATATATGTTTTTTACGAAAATATATTTATTCGGTCTCCAACCCTTCGGCTATAATTTCATATTTTTCACAAGAACGATACAACAAATGAAAATATCGAAGCAATTGTTGGTTAGAAGTTTCTCTCATTGCATAACATTTGACACTGTCAAATCCCATATCGTCCAACTTGGCACACAATTCTTCTTTGCTCATTTGATTATCTAATACAATAATATCATTCCGAGTAGTTTTGTCATTTTGGAAAGCAACAACCTTTTCCTTGTTCAAGATGAGATTCTCAAACCCAATGATACAAACTTGACAATCGTAGTCGGGGTTCACTATATCATTACAAAATAGATGTTTATATGTGGTTTCATCCCTCTCCCATATTTTACTGTGGTTGTATATGTATTCTTCCGCTTCATATGCATTTTTCTCCCGCATCACTTCATGAACATTGTATTTTTGATAGAATTGTGGGAAAATAAACTGCGGGCCAATGCGATTGATTTCTCCATTTCGAATCAGTGAAAAGTTGTTGTTGTTGTCGTTCATATACTGAATATATCCTAGTTTATGTATCTTGACTATTTTAGTATTGCACGCGGTTCTCAAGAGAATCTCATAGTCATCACAAATAGGGAGAAACTCCGAATAATTGCCGTTTTGGAGTAGCGTATCTCGCCGCCAGATTCTAGGGTGATTTGGACAACACACTAAATGCGATAAAGTAATGTTGTTTATGTTGGGTGTAATGTATATATTGACCCACCTACCTTTGTATTTTTGGCAGTAATATCCAGCATAACCCTTGCACAAGAAATCGCCATAATGAAAATTGTATCCGTTTTCATAGATGTTGATAAAGTCCGCATAAACAAAACCCACTTCAGAGTCATTTTCAAAGACAGTTGTGGCGTTGTCAAATAAATCTGGAACAATCTCATCATCATGGTCCAATTCCAAAACATATTTACCTCTGGTGAGAGAAACCGCTTCGTTTTTGACATTTCCAATATTTCCACTGTTTTCGCTTTTTCGATACAAACGAACCCTCGAATCATTGTTGAATTTATCCCGCATGTATTGAAAATGTGCGTCATCTGGCGAATCGTCTACAATCACCCACTCCCAATCCTTCATGGTTTGCTCTTTTAAACTATTGTAGGCCCGGTCAATCTTTTCATAGGAATTATAACTCGTGGTAAATGCAGAAAAAATCGGTCTGGTTTTTTCGCGATTTTCAATTGCATTATGAATAAAACAGTAATTGATGGAGTAACTAAATTGATTCATATCTGGTAAAGTAACATAATGAACCCAACGAGAGAATATCCTACCTGGTAGAATGGGAAAGATATCTTGATGGTATTCTTTTTCATTTGGTCCATAAGTAATTAATAAATGTCTTTTACTGGAATCAAATAATTCATTGAGTCTTTCGGGGGTTGAGAGAATGTCCACCGTAAAATTGAGTAGTGCTTTATTTTCAGTAAAATAAGCGTCTATTTCTTTGTATTTGTCATAGCGAAACAAAAAGATCACGGGATATTTCATTGTATATTAAAATATAATGAAATTGTTTAAACTGTTTTATTCACAAAAGGGTAAAAATCTAGATTGTAATCTTCGCGAATAGTGATGTTGGAAAAATCTAAATTTGGAATAGGTAATGTAGTCCTATTTAGTTAAGGGTATCATCAAATAATGGTTTATTTACAAAAGTGAACTCTAACACATCAGGGATACATAGTGTTCTAGGTCTGTTGAGGAATGAAAACCATAACTTTTAAACTCTTATTTGAAACAACTTAAAGTTTTCCGATTATAAATTTTCAAAAGTGTATAATGGAAACTATAGAAATCAACAACGAGTCCAATTGTAAATATGTTTCTTCAAGAGGAATACTAAAATCGTGCGATATTTTTAGCAATACACCAGTTTCTAGTATTCGTAAACTAATAAATTACGATTTTTCTAAATTGAAAGAAAATTCAATAGTTTATGTGTGTTCAAGTGCAATAATGCATTTTGATAATGCAATCATGAGACAACTTAAACATAAAATTATATTAGTGTCTGGAGATTGTGATGAGTCATGTCCAAGACATTTATTTCAATCTAAACAAAAATTTTTAGAGTTTATTGAAAATGATAAAATTATTCATTGGTTTTCACAAAATTGTATAGCCAAACATCCAAAATTGTCTCAAATACCGATTGGTTTAGATTATCATACATTAGCAGTAAATGGTCAACCTTCTTGGGGACAAAAAACTACTCCATTTGAACAAGAAGAAATATTAGAAAATATCAAACAACTATCAAAACCTCTTTATGAAAGAAAAATAATGTG